GTATCAGCAGACTTCTTCTTCGGTGACTTCTCTAAATTGTATATGGGAATGTTCGGTGGACTAGACATTATGGTTGATCCTTATACTGAAGCTGTAAACGGTCAAACTAAATTGGTACTTAACCAATATATGGACTGGGGTGTTTCTGATGGAGCAGGATTTGTTAAAGCAACTTCTTTATTAGCTTAATAATAAATAGTTTTTAATTAAAGGGAGTCCTTCGGGGCTTCCCTTTTTTAACCTTTTTCACTTTTAATCTATGTACTTAGACCCAAACGATAACAAACAAGGCGATTTAGTTTTAGTAAACGACCCTTCTACAAAGGTGGTTGAAGTTGCTGATATTAAGGCTCAGTTACGTATTGACACAAACGATGAAAACGATTTGTTGGGTTACTATATAGATGCTGCTACTGATATGGCTGAGAACTATTGTAATCGCCACTTCATAACACACCAATACAAACTTTACTTTAACGAGCAAGTAAATAAGGCTTCGTTAATATTTCCTAATTGTACTTTACATACTAACGCTGACCCTGTAGAGAAACCTATTAATTGGGTAGATGAGAATGGAGCTGCTCAAAGCTCAGATAAGGCGTATATAGACGCTTTCTCTAACCCTTCCTTAGTTTACCTTAGTTCGGACTTTCCAGGCACTACGCTTAAGGATAATGCGGCTAATACGTTTTACTTTTGGTTCAACACAGGATATGGTACGAATAGTGCAGATGTACCTGAAGCGATTAAACAAGCTATCAAGTTAATTGTAGCTGATATGTATTACTTCAGAGAAGATAGAAAGCGTCAGTTTCCTATGGCTTCTCAAATATTATTACAACCTTATAAGTGTTATCACTAGATGGCGTTTATAAGTCAAATAAAGGCAGGTGACTTTAATGTTCGTGTGAAATTAAAATCGCTTTCAGCTACACAAGATGATTTCGGCGGTGTGACTAACGCTTACACACTCGAACATACTATGTGGGCTAATAAAAATGTTAAATCTCTTCGTGATGTCGAGGAGAAGTTTGAAGGTAACGAACTACAATCTTACTCTAGGTTTGTGTACACAATCCGATACTCTTCGGAAACAAAAAACATAAAATCTAATTGGGTTTTAGAAGAAGTTGGTTCGGACAACGATTTAGATATTATTGGGTACGTAATTGACCCAAGAAAAGAATTTATAGAGATATTCGTAAGCGAGGATTTACCAACTGAATCACCTGTATAGATGGGGATATTTGGAAATAAAAAACCTAGCATTACTAAAGACCAAGTAATTCAAATTAAAGGCTTAGAAGAGGCTAAAAAGAGTTTAAAGAAACTTGGTAAAAACGAAAAAGAATCTCGAACCTTAATAAACAAAGCACTAAGACCTGCTGCACAGAAAGCAGTAAAGGCTCTTAAAATGAAATATAAGCACAGGACTAAGAATAAAGTTCCTGGACAAAGATATGATGCTGCAACTAAAAGTAAAAAAGTCGGTAAATCTATAGCAGATTCGATTGGTATCATTACAGCTCGAAGGTCTAAGAAGCCTGGCTTATTTGTTGGGACAAGGTTAAAACACCTTAACCAAACTTGGGTTAAAGGTAAAAAAAGTAGAAACTTACCTGCGATGTTGATAAACGGAACTAAAGAGCGTTTTCACAAAAGCGGCAAATCTACAGGAAGAATACAAAATCAACCTAACTTCTACAAAGAGGTTATGAATGAAAAAGGTTCTGATATTTCAGCAACAGCCGAAAGAGATATATCTAAGATGTTAGATAGAATGTTTAAAAAAGCAGGATTTAAATAGACGTATGTTTCAAGATATAGGAAAAGAAATAATAACAAGACTCAACGCTACATCAGCTTTCACAACAGCTAATGGTGGTAGTAATAGAGTTTTTCCTGTGATTATACCGCAAGGTGTAACATATCCTTCGACCACGTTCGAGATAACCAACGTAAGCAACTTTATGAGTAAAGGCAGCTCGTTGAACTCTTGTGACGTATCGATTCGGATAGCTTGTTTCGCTGACGTTTATTTAACAACATATAGTCAAGCTAAGGCAGTAGTAGAAGCCTTAGATTTGTACGAGGTGGACTACACCGAAGATGGTGTGACTTATACCGCTAAGTTTAGGTTTGAAACCCTAGACGATGAGTATTTTAAGTCACCTGAAAAGTTCTACAAAAACGTAATATTTAATTGTTTAATAATCAAAAACTAAATAAAAATGGCAATTTTAAACGCAACAGATGTGACTCTTTCAATAACTCCGACAGGTGGTTCTTTGACAGCAGTAGCACATTCAACATCAGCATCTATATCTATGAATATGGACCTTAGAGATTCTACAACTAAATCTTCATTAGGTTATCAAGATAACTTAGGAGGTTTACGTTCTTGGGAAGTAAGTGGAGATGCTTTTGTTGAAATCGGAGCAGGTGATGGTAATATTGAAGCTCTTTGGGATACTTGGGAAGCTCGTACAGCAGTTGTAGTAAACTTTGGTGCAACTAATATGATTTACTCAGGTTCGGCTCTAATAACTTCTATTTCAATAGACGCAGGTGTAGAAGAAAACGCAACTTATTCTATTTCTCTTACAGGTACAGGACAGTTATCTAAATCATAGTATTAACTTTTAAATCCATTAATTATGGCAATCAAAAACGCATCGGATTTATTAGTTTACAGATTATACCCTGTTGCTGTGAAGCAAGTAACTAGAATTAGAGTTAAAAATTCATCACCTTTAGATGCTACAGGAAATATAATACTTAAAAATGCGTATCTAGCATCAGGAACTTTTTATTCTGGCGATTTAACATTGACTTGTAATACTAATAATGCTTCAACTGTTTTAGATCGAATCACTGATTCATTATCTATTGCTTCTTTTTCGTATGCATCAACTTCTCAAGTGGTTGATGGAGATTATACTTATGTTGATTATACAAGTGCAGTAGCACAAGAAAATTTAACTTTTTATTTTGAAAATGGTACAGCCGATATAGATGAAGGTGCAATAGAAATTATAGTTTTAACTGAAGGAGAAGATGCAGGAGCAGACGCAGTAGCTCATAGCACATCAGCTTCAATATCGTTTAACAACGATTTGAGAGATATTACCACAAAAGATAGCGGTGGTTATCAAGAGAACGCAGGTGGTTTAAGGTCGTTTGAATTATCTACAGATGCACTTCAAGATATAAGTGCAGATCAAGACTTTTACGACTTTTTTAGTGACATCTCTCAACGCAACGAAGTATCTGTAAGATTCGCTGAGAGAGATACAGGTGCTAGTACAGATGTTAAATGGGAAGGAAGTGGTTACATATCGAGTCTTTCTATGGATGCAGGAGTCGAAGAAAATGTGACTTACTCTGTGACTATAACAGGTACTGGGGTAGTAACAAAAGGTACATACTAATAAATAAACACAAATAAAAATGAAAAAGGTAGAATTAGGCGGTCAGGAGCGACCAATCAGATTTAGTTATTTATGCTTAAAAGAAATCTGCAAAAAGTTAGGTTTAAAGCTAAACGAATTAAATCAGTTAGGATCGGAGATAGACCACATCGGAGTTATCGCTTACTTTGGTTTAAAGTACGGAGCGAAGAAAATCGGAGAGAAGTTTACTTATAAAATCGCTGACATTGAAGAGTGGTTAGATAACGAAGAGTTCTCTAAGATTAACGAGATATTCGAAGCGTTCCAACTTGACCAACCTCAAGGCGAGGGAAAGTAGTTGAGGGAGAGGAAATAGATTCTGACGAAGGTGATGTTGATTGGGATAAGCTCGAGAAGATAGGTTTAGGGATGATGGGGTTAGGTTATGATGAATTATATAGTTTAACCCCACGTTCTTTTAATAATCGCTTAGAGGGCTTTAAAATGCACCAGGAACAGATGTCACAGAACCAATGGGAACAAACTCGAGTCGTATTGATGGGATGTTTGCAACCTCACTCAAAAAAGAATCTAAAGCCACAAGAGATATTACCTCTTCCTTGGGATAGTAAGAAT